ATAAAAGATTTTATCGCAATACTTAAATCGACTGGACGGTTTAACCCTAACAACTTTCGGATGGGAACAGAATACACCTTTGGCAATGGTAGCGTTATTTCTTTTATAGGGTTAGATAAAGACAATGTGGGTAAAGGCTTAAGGTGCGACATTCTTTACATCAATGAGGCGAACAAGACGAGTTACGATAAAGTGCATGAGTTGATTGCGAGAGCAAAGAGACGTATATTTGACTACAATCCGAACACTGTTTTTTGGATAGATGAGTATTTTAAGGGGAGAGAGGACACTTATTTGGAAATACTAACATTTCAGGATAATGAGGCACTTTCAGATCCAGAGCGTGAAACGATTTTAGATTATAAAGTCAGAGGTTTTATTAATCCAAATCTTGAAAACTACGATACCGAGCACAACATCAAATCTGAATTTTGGGCAAACAAATGGAGGGTTTACGGATTAGGAATGACTGGTAAAATTGACGGCTTAATTTACACTGACTGGAAAATAGGAGAATTTGATGAAACACTCCCGTATCGCTTTGGTTTAGACTTTGGTTTTTCAAATGACCCTGATGCAATGGTAAGGCTTGCAGTTGACGAAAAAAGGAGCATTATTTATCTTGAGGAAAAAATGTATCAAAATGGACAATCCAGCGACCAGCTTATTTCAAGGCTCAAAACAATTGTGAAGCCCAACGAATTAATTTTGGCGGATAGTGCGGAACCTCGATTAATTAATGATATGCGCAAATACTTCAATATCCGACCGACTAAAAAGTGGAAAGTGGTTGAGAGGATAAAAAAAATGCAGTCATATCAATTAGTCGTAACACCTAACTCCAAGAATTTAATTACTGAATTAGAAAATTATACGTGGCACGATAAGAAGAGCGAAACACCAGTAGATGCTTTCAACGACCTTTTAGATTCTGCAGGTTATGCCCTCACGGGTATGAGTAATTTCACATTTTCAATTAACGGCGAAACCGTATAAAAAACTATGAAGAAAGAAATATTATTTTTAATTGTAACATTTACACTTATTTATTTAGCCATGTCATTTATTTTTATGACATTTGATCCGGGTAATTGGCATTTGATTGGACGGATAGCTTTTGTTCTATCTTTTATATCGTTTTCGTTCATGGGATTAAAAAACATTGATGGATGAGCAAGATTTTAAAGTTCATAGGAATACAGCCAAAGAGAAAGGTCGCAAGCAACAACGAATTGCTTGAAGTCCTTTATTCTCGATTAGTTCAGAACAGGAATTTAGTCCTATATAATTTCGACCCAAAGAAAAACGATTTTATCGTAAAAGGCTATGGACAAAATGCGGAGGTTTACAAGATCGTTAATAAGATTGTAACGAAATGCAATGCGGCTGAAACGATACTTTATAACGATACTGGAGAAAAGTCAGTTCAGAGGTATAAGAAATTTTTAAAGGCTGCCACTCCGATTGATGCTGCTAAAGGTAAAATCTACCGAGCAAAAGCACTCGAATATATTGAGGATGAGGACAACGATTTACTTCAATTACTTAAAAAACCAAACAAGCATCAATCATGGGCTGAAATGATGGAGCTTTTCAGAATATTTTATTTTGTTCAGGGAGAAGCTTTTCTATATCGTGAAACAGCATTAAATTCTGATATAGCCTTATCGCTACACGTTGCGCCTGCAAATTGGATGACCCCAGTTTTTTCAGATGACCCACAAAATATAATCAAAGGGTGGAAGTTAAACATGCATGGAGGTGTGAAACGTACACTTGATGTGAAGGATGTTTTCCACCTAAAAATGACCAACCCAATTTTCACAGAAGATGGCGGACAGTTAAGGGGTTTATCACCATTAGTTGCTGGTTTAAAATATCTTCAATTAGATGATAAGTCTATTGAAGCGTGGATAAAATCAATTGAGAATGAGGGAGCGAAAGGGATCATTTCACCGAACACGAGTAATCCTGATTTTTGGCTACAACCTGAACAAGTCAAATTATTAGATAATCAAATTGATGAACGAATAGCAGGCGTTAAAAATAAGAACAAGATAGTAGCATCAAGTATGCCACTTCAATACACGCAAATAGGATTGTCTCCAGATGCGCTTTCAGTTATTCAGGCGTTAGAGCATTCACAAGTAAATTTATGCGATTTATGGAATGTGCCTGCAACACTATTTGATCCGAACCCAACGTATCAAAATCAAAAAGAAGCAGGACTTCAATTTGTCACGAATGTAATTATTCCGTATTTAGAAAAAGAAGAGCAAAAATTAAACGAGTGGTTGGTAAAACCATTTAGCGAGCGAGATAATAAAAACTATTACATTGACAATGACACGTCTCAATTTGATGAGTTGGCAATATCATTAGATGAACGTCAATCACTTGCGAAGATATTAACGATAAATGAGATGCGAATAATTGAGGGGTACGATACTATCGATAACCCTTATGCAGATGAGGTGTTTATTGAGCCTGGTAGGGTACCACTTTCGGATATGAATATAAATTTTGACGTATAATGAAAAGAATAAACTTCAAACGCTTAATAGCACGAAACAATAGGCTAATTTCAGCATACGAGAAAAAGTATGCTAAAGAGATTTGGCGTGCGTTCCAAAAGCAGTTGAAGGGTTATTTGGAAACAGGTATATTAAGCGACGAAATTACACCAATTCTTACTGATATGTACATGAGTGTTGGGGAGCGATTTTATCTTAACCAATACAAATTGCTTTCTGACATTTCACAAAAGAATTTATTCATTGACGCTTTCAAAATTTGGTGGTCGAACTATGTTGGAAGTGTTTTAGCGGAAAAAGTAACAAGGATTAACGAAACTACTTTGTCAAAACTTCAAAGCTCATTAGGCGACTTAATTCCTCAATCATTGGAGTTTGAGGAAATGGCGGATCGTTTAATGAAAGACTTTGACTTTTCTCTTAAACGTGCAATGACTATTTCTCGGACAGAGGTTGGCAATGCAATGAATGAAGCAAAATTCAGGGCAAAAGATAACATCAAAGAAGAGTTGGGAGAGGAGATTTGGAAAATATGGATACATAGAGGTGCCAAGAATCCACGAGACTGGCACGTAAAATTAGATAATGGCAAGGCAATACATGAGGATGACGTGTGGAGGGTCGAAGTTCCAAGTACAGGGGGAACAGAGCCAATGAGCCGACCACACGACCCAACAGCGAGTGCGGAAAATGTAATAAATTGCGGATGTGAAGTGATGTACATTTCATATTCGTATGCAAAAAATAATGGAATGATTTAAAACAACGGATGCAATATTAAACGTACCGATTTGAAACACGAAATTATAAATTAAAAAATAAATTTGATATGAAAAACAAACTTTCAATTAAACAGAGAATTAAGGCATGTTTTATATTGCTTGTTAGCGGTTCGTTGCCTTCGTGGTGGTGGAGCGATTTATCTAACAAGTTTTATGAAAGCAAAATAGCGCATGATTATAAAGACGGTAAATTTGATTACAGAACTATTCGAGCGTGGTTTTTGGAGCAATGACCGCTAACGGAATGATATAAACCAAAATGATATGAGCGAATTAATTTACAAACAAGCACCAGTTAATTTAGAGCCTTCTGAAAATGACGGCTACTTGATTGGGTATGCAAACATATACAATGTAAAAGACTTGCAAGGCGACATTTCGGCACCCGGCTCTTTCATAAAAACGGTAACCGAAAGGAGAGCAAAAATAAAAATCTATCGAAACCATGATCCTAACCAGTTTGTTGGTGTTCCTGTCGAGCTTAAAGCGGATGACCCGAAAGGTTTACACTTAACCGCTAAAATGTTGCTTGACACACAGTTAGGGCGTGACACTTATATGGAGAGCAAATTTTTGGTTGAAAACGGTTTCGAGTCGGGCTTTTCAATTGGCGGATGGGTTGTGAAGAGGGACAAGGAAAACAAGTCAATCGTAACCGAGTACAAGTTATCCGAGATATCAGTTTTGACTATGGAACAAGCGAACATGCAAAGCATGGTTAGCATGGTTAAATCATTTCAGGAAAATAAGGAATTAAAAGAGGAGGAATTTTGGAATGCGATTGTAAAAGCATATAATTACAATTTCTCTGACGACATGTTAAAATCACTTGAAACATTTTTGACACTCAGGGAGAAGCCGTCTATTGACACTTCAAACGTTGAGCCGTCGAGTATCATTAAAAATATTTATTCACAATTTATTAAACAATAAAAAAATGGAAAAAACAGAAAAAACAGCCGAAGAAATAAGACTGGAAGCTGAACAAAACATTAAGAATTTGGCAACTGAAACAGCAAAAGCCGAGCTTGAGAAAATGGTTAAATCATTTTCAGAAAAGTATGACACGCTCGAAAACAAATCTTTAAGTAAAGAGGAGTTCGAGAAAATGGAGAAGCAGTTTAAAAAAGACCTTGCGGAGCTTTCTGCACACGTTAAAGCTTTTGAGCAAACAGAAAAAGGCGGAAGGTTTGAAAAATCATTTAATCAAAATCTTGCTGATGCGATTCGAGAGCATGCGGATGCGATTAAATCGTTTGAAAAAGGAAGCGCACCTGTTCATATCACATTAAAAGCAGTTGGTGATATGAGCATCGGTGCAAACTTTCCAGGTGCTACTCCATTTATTCAGGAGGTTCAACAAAATTTGGTTTGGAACCCTTACAACCGAGTTTGGTTAGCCGACATCCTACCACAGGCGACATCAACAGCAAACTCAATCATTTATCCAAAGGAAAATGGACAAGAGGGTGCAGTTGCGTTTTGGGATAAGCAAGGAAATAAGGCTCAAGTTGATTACGACTTTACTTCTGAAACAGCGTTCTTCAAATGGCTTGCGGGTTTTGTGGTTGTAGAGCGCGAGATGCTGGATGATATCGATTGGCTAACTGGTTACTTGCAACAGAAATTGCTTATCGGTCTTAAAACAGCCGAAAACGATTTTATCCTGAATGGTACAGGAGACACTAATCCAGCGCCAGGTCTATTGACATCTGCAACAGCTTATGACGGCACATTTACCAATCCAGTTGATAGAATTATTGATGCAGCGTTTGGACAAATTCCAACAGAGACGAATGACTTCTATCAGCCAACGAACGTGATTTTGCATCCACGTAATGTTGTGAAGATCGGACTGAACAAAGCGACTGGTTCAGGTGAATACGATTTGCCACAAAATAGCGTTGCATTTGCTCAAGGTAGGTTGCAGATTGCGGGTCTGGACACCGTTCCGACAACTTCAATCACGGCGGACAATTTCTTGGCATTAGACAGAAACGCTGTAATGTTTGTTCGTAGAATGAACCCTGAAATCAGGATGTTTGAAGACGCTACCTTAGCTAAACAAAACAAGGTAATGTTTAGAGTTGAGGAGAGAGTTGCGCAGGCTATCTTCAATACTGATGCAATTATTAGTGGAACGTTAACCGCTGAGGCTGAAGAATAATATGAAAATTGCTTAAATAACATGCAAGGGGGGCAAAACCCTCCTTGCTTTAAACTTTAACAAATATGGCAAAGATAAAATACAACATTAAATTATGGGCTGATAAAGCAACTAATTTGGCAGCAGATACAACCGTTTATAAGGAGAATGACTTCATTTTCGCAACTGATTCAGGTGTTCTTAAAAAAGGTGACGGGGTGAATACTTATGCAAATTTAGGCTCAATAGGTACAGTTGCAGCATGGAAGGATATAGCCGGCAAGCCAGAAACATTTGCACCGAGCGCGCACGATCATGCAGTTGTTGAGGATGAAGAAAGTGGACTGGAGGCAGCCGACACGATTCAAGACCTTGCGGAGGCTTTAAGTGCAAGAATATTGGAGCACGATCACGCAGTTGTTGAGGATGAAGAAAGTGGACTGGAGGCAGCCGACACGATTCAAGACCTTGCAGAGGCGTTAAGTGCAAGGATAGCGGATTTGGATGACAGATTATCACTAATAGAAGAAGCACCTGAAGAATGAAAATTATATTGACTAAAGATATACAACTCGGGAAAAAGGGAGATACTGTTAGTGTCTCCCAGCCGAGAGGTAATTATCTAATTAGAATGGGCGTAGCTAAAAAGCACGTAGCCAAGGTGGAGGTTGAGGAAGAAGAAAAAGAAGAAAAGCCGAAGCCGAAAAAAGAAACTAAGCCGAAAACGAAAACTAAAAAATAACTGTAATGATTACACTTGTAGAGGTAAAGAAATATATGAGTCTTGATTTTGACGATTA